GGACGTGTGGACTTGCTCTCTTTACTCATTTTCTTGTTATTCCTGTGGCTGATGTGGTGACAGCATACTTTGGCTTCACGCCACCACAATACCCAGCTTTTGATATGGATACGCTTATGACTGTTTTGCTTGGCATGCTTGGTCTTGGTGGGTTAAGGACTTATGAGAAACAAAAAGGTCTTACAAAATGAACATTGAAGAGTTCAAAAAAGAAATAGAGATTGATGAAGGTTGCAAGTACGAAATTTATCTTGATCATCTTAATTTGCCTACTTTCGGCATCGGCCATCTTATTCTTGACTCTGATCCTGAGAGCGGAGAAGAGGTCGGAACTCCTGTATCAGAAGATAGAGTGTCAGAGTGCTTTAATAAAGATGTACACACAGTGCTTTCCGACTGTGAAAAATTGTACGAAGACTTTTACACCCTACCTGAAGAAGTGCAAAGAATTATTGCAAACATGATGTTTAACATGGGCTATCCTAGATTATCAAAATTCAAAGGCATGAAAGCTGGTGTTGATGCTCGTGATTGGCAACAGGCTGCAGACGAGATGGTTGACTCTCGCTGGTATAATCAAGTCACGAACAGAGCTGAAAGATTGGTTAAGAGGATGAGGAGTGTTTAATGCCGCTGAAACTTCTTAGATTCAAGTCAGGAATAGTTAAAGACATAACAGAATATTCTGCTTCAAAGAATGGTCCATTTTTCGTAGATGGAAACTTGGTTAGGTTTACCAATGGTTATGCTGAAAAAATAGGTGGCTGGGAAAAAGAAATTTACTATGGTGTGGATGCATCTGGTTCTCCAGATACTAGCACAGTCATAAAAGTCCAAGGGACTCCAAAAGCTCTTATAAGTTGGAGAGCAAACTCAGATGGCGAAGACAGGCTGGCTTTGGGAACATCAAGTCACCTTTATGTATTTAAACAAGATGTTGCTTATGATGTAACTCCACTTAGAAAAACTACAACCAATTTGACAAACCCTCTAGCAACAACAAACGGAAGCACAACAATAACTTGCACAGATGCTGGGCACGGTGCAAAAGATGGTGATTTTTTAATTATTGAAGATGCTGCTGCTGTAGGTGGAGTTGCTGCTAATACTCTTAATCGCAAAGCTGGTTATCAAATATCTAATGTAGCAACTAATACATTTGACATAACCGTTCCTGATGCAGCGACTAGCACGGTTGCTGCTGGTGGTGGGACTTCTATAGATTTTAAATATTTGGTTGGCATTGATGATGGTTTAGGCGCAGCCAGCTCAACTCCTGGACTTGGATGGGGCGTAGGGACTTGGGGACAAGGAACTTGGGGAACTGCTAGAAGTGCAAGCTCAGTTGGCATCGGGACTTCTCTAGATGCGACTCAGTGGAATCTTAACCTTTGGGGTGAGGATCTTATAGCCAATGTTCGCAATGGTGCGATTTATTACTGGGAGCTATCAGATGGTGAAACATCAAGAGCTGTCTTAGCTTCAACTGAATCAGGTTCATCAGACATCCCGACAATAACCAGAACGACCAGCATATCCTTCCCAGACAGACATTTTATAGTTGGCGGTGCGACAGAAGTTGGAACCACTAATTTTGATCCTATGCTTGTAAGATTTTCAGACCAAGAAAATTTTGTAGATTTTACACCCAGAGTTGAGAACACCGCAGGAGATCAAAGGCTAGAGGTCGGGACTAAAATAATCCAAATGTTACCAACTAGAGATGAAACTTTTATTCAAACAGATGAGGCAGCATATGCTATGAGCTTTGTTGGCCCACCTTTTACATTCTCGTTTAGGCTTTTGGCTGTTAACTGTGGTGGAGTTGCTATCAATGGTGCTGCGAATGTTGATGGGAGCATATATTGGATTGGGAAGAGCAACTTTTTTGTTTACAATGGCAATGTAACTGAGCTGCCATGTTCGGTTCAATATTTTGTTTTTGACCGTCTACAGCAAGAGTTTATAGATAAAACTTATGCAGGTCATAACAAAAAATTTAATGAAGTGACTTGGTTCTATGTGAGCACTGATAATCCTGCAGGGACAAATAACCCAGAGCCTGACAGCTATGTTAGTTATAATTATGCAGATAATTCTTGGACGATAGGCACTCTTGACAGGAATGTTTGGAATGATTCAGCTGGCCACAGGCTTGTCCCTTTTGCTTTTGATTCAACAGGGGAGCTTTATAATCACGAGACAGGAACATCAGACGATGGCGGCAACATGTCCTGTTTTATAGAAACAAGCGACCTAGAGCTATCTGACTCTGGTAGCAATTTATACATGGTTGACAAGATAGTGCCAGATACTAAGATGACAGCAGATACAACTTTATCAGTTGAGCTCAAGACTCGTAAATATCCTCAAGATACAGAAACAACCAAAGGTCCATTTACTATTACGCAAAATACAGGTAAGGTATCAACAAGAGCCAGAGGTCGTCAAGTAGCTGTAAAGTTTTCAAGTTCTGGGTCAACAGATGATTGGCAGTTAGGTGATTTTAGAATTAATACTAGGGAAGATGGCATAAGATGATACGTTTGCCCCTACCACCAAAAAACATAGGAGCACCACTTCCTGTTGAGGATTATTATAATAAGATGAATGAGATTATAACTTTTCAGCAAAATCTTGTAAAAAATTTAGAGTCTCAGCAAACTCAAACTGACTTCTCTCAAAGTGCTTCAACAAAACAAGCTGAAGACAGAGTTGAGGCGAAAGGTTGGTTCGTTGGCTAATTTATATAAAAACTCAAAAGTAGATTTAACATCAACTGATGTAACAACTCTTTACACAGCACCGACAGCAACGACTGCTATATTTAAATCTTTGCTTGTTTCGGATGACTCAGGAAGTGGAGATACAATAACTGTTACTCTTACAAACTCTGCCAGTGCTGTATTCAGCCTTTTTAAAACTAAAGCTATTGGAGCAAACGCAACAGTTGAACTTTTAACTAATCCTCTGGTCGTAGCAGAATCAGAGATATTAAAGGTGACAGCAGCAACAGCAGATAGGTTGCACGTCACAGCAAGTTACTTGGAGGTTACAAATGCCTAGTCATAATTTAGGAGGCTTGAGCCTTTTAGAAGAAGAAGAAAAAAAGCCATTTACTTATGGACTTTATCAACAAGAGTCTGTAGACCCAATGCTTGCTGCAGGAGCTCTTCAAAATTTATACGGAACTTCAGCAATGCCTGTTTTTGAGTGGGTAAGAACTATCCAAACAGGAACTAGAACTTACGACCCTCAAGATGATTTTGATAACTCTATGCTCGAAGAGTATGAAAAACTTATGGAGCAAAGACCTGAAGATCCCTCTCAACTCGGTTTGCCGACAACTCAGGAGATAGTCAGGGGAACAGTTACACCTATAGCGCAAGCTGTCGGAACCAATGTTGTTAAAGGCATGAGTGATCCGTATCTCTCTGCAACGATGTCAACAGGAAAGGCAGCTCTTGAAGGTGGGCTTAACACATTCAGTTTGGACGCACTTCCAGCTGGGCAAGTTTCTGAGTTGGCTGGAAATACAAGCAAACTTATAGATGCAGGTGCTATGAGTGGTGGAAAATTATTCGCTCCTGAGCTGGCTGGAGGGAAAAGCCTAGCAGAAGCCACAGGCAACCTAGATGCTTGGAATGCTCTCAATGACTCTGGCAATTTAAGTCAGCTGGGTGTTTATAAACCAGAGACATTGACAAAAGCGAACTTTCAAGGTGTCACAGTTAATTCAGCAGAGGCTGTAAAAGCAGGCACTCAGTCAGCAGGAACAGGCATTGTAGCAGATGCAGTTGCCAAACCATCTTACTTTCAAGGTGTTCAAAGTCGTCTTGGTGCTGAAGGTCTTAAAACTGCTGGTGTTAATGGGTTGCTCGCTTTCGGTGTAAATTTAGCCACAGGCATGAAGCCTTTGCAGGCTGCAAAAAGTGCAGGTGCCTCAGCCATCGGAGCTTACATAGGTCAGGCACTTATCCCGATCCCTGTTGTTGGTGGTGTGATAGGTAGCGTTGTCGGAAGCGTCATTGGTGGGCGTGTAATATGCAATGAGCTTATGCGTCAAAATTTAATGACTCGCAGGCAAGTTGTTTTAGATTATAAATTTACCAGAGATTATTTGACACCACAACATGTTAATGGTTATCACCTTTGG